CGTTTGTCCGCCAGCCGCTACAGTGACCTTGCCAGCGCCGCCCTGAATGATCGTGCAGGAAAAGCCAGCGCCAAGGCCAGCAGCGCACGTAATCGTTACCGCAGAGCCTGAGGTGCAATAGATGACCTTGCCGTTGTCCGCAGCCGACAGCGTGCGCGTTGTTCCAGCTTCAGTGATGATCCCAGCCGCACTTAGAATAAAGGCACTGGAATCCACCGATGGGAAGACTGTTTGGTTTGGTGCTGCTTTTAACATGGTCTTTATCCTTAATTATACGGGTTGCTAAAATCAGCACTGACCTGATCAAAGGACAAGCTTGTAGAAGCACCCGGTGTTGCAGTCAGTATAAACGACAGGTCTTTGTCAGCCGCTGGGCGCGAAAAAGCGTTAGCGTAACTTGTTGTTGTTCCGGCAGTGGTATCGTAAATAGTGGTGAAACAATAAATGCCCGACGCAACGTTTTTTGTAACCACCCTAGTTTTTACTGTTACAGGGCCGACGCTAGGCGCAGGAATGGTATGGCTAAAGATGTTGAGATTAACAGCGTCCGTGTTGTTCCGAAGAACAAACGTTATTGGCTTGGTGTTTGCTGTTCCAGTTGGCAAAATATAAAACTCAAATTCATAAGCATCACGAGATGCCATGCTAAGTCCTATGTCTTTGTCATACACAGTAGTGGTCGTGCTAGCAGGTGCGCTGACGTTAGCCACTGAAGACAGAACCATTGTCTGCTTTACTTTAGACGCATCACTCGCATTATTGCGGAGAATATTCTGCTGATAATACTGATTATTGAGCGACGTTTCATTGGTGCTAAAGCCGGAGGGGAAAAAATTCCCAGAAACTATGTTGTTTGCTGAAACTGTGTCGTTGAAGAATATCGCGCCAAAATCAGATATATTGTTTTTCACAATGTTATCGTAACTATTGTCCAACCTCACGCTGTAAGCAAAGTCGCCGCTGTTAGCCATAAACTGATTGTCTTCAGCGCGGTTTTGAACGTTGGAATTGTCCACCATACCAAAGAAAACAAACATCCGCACGTTGTTCATTTTGACGACGTTGCGGCTGAACGAGTTATATGAGCAGCGCAACCCTACGGATCGGCCAGCAAATGTGCAGACCGTAATGCCTGATGCCGCACTTTCTCCAGTAATTATATTATCTTCATATTTGCAATTTTGTGCGTCGCCAAAAGAAAAAAGGCTAAATCCTGGCGTCAAAGAAAGACGGTTTGTGTCTATAGTGTTTCCACTAAACCTACATCCGCGAGATGCTTCTGCGATTTGAAAACGTCCTGCTGGCGTAATTGTGCTATCATAAACGTATGAAAAGCTGCTGTTAGTTACCGTGGAATACAAAGAGTTTTGAGAAAATTCTCCAACAATCTCGGTGAAGTAGCCTTGAATATTACTTATTTTACAATACTGAAAACAGTTGCCGTAAATTGTGTGCCGACCTTTAATGATACAGTTATTAAACGTGACGTTATACAAGCCGCCGTATCCGGGAAACGCTCCGCCTGCTGGTGCTTCAATGTCTAGGTTTTCAAATACACAATTCTCAATGAAGTAAAGCGGGATGTTAATTGGTGTGCCAAGTGATGAGGACACCGAAGCAAGCCGTGCCAGACCGCCAGCATAGCTAACGTCAATCGGATATTCGAGCGTTATCACNGCNCCGTTNATTGCNTTNACNCGGTTCAAGTGCATATANTCGTTTAGCTTCAAACCGAGAACTAAACGAAATGCNGTTGACATNGTNGCNACNTGATCGCCAACAGAGAAGTTGGCTGCGTCGCCGGNGGTTGTCAGGGTAACTTCATTGCCAGCAGCGACTGTTCCGCAATCATATACGGTAAGCAATTCTGTTAGCTGAAGCGCAAGATTGCCTGTTAAAAACACGGCGCGGTTCATCGTTGATGGGCCACCAGTGTTAAGGTTTTTAATCTTAGCGTAGCCGCCAAGACCGCGATGGCTTACACCCGGAGGACACACAATGTTTACTGTGACGTTATAGAACGCTGGAATGTCTGCTGGGTACACAACATCCTTGCCGTTAGCGTAGGCATAATCCACGGCTGCTTGAATGGCTGCGGTGTCATCAGTTACACCATCACCGACAGCGCCAAAATCGCATACGTTGACGGGTGCGTTTTCAATTAAGGAGAATGTTGCTTTAGTCAGTGCCATGAAAGGTTCCTACTTTGAAAATGCGCGAACTTCGTTTGTGGTCAGCCCAAGGGGGTAATAGTTTATAAAAGCCATGTGGCCGTTAATATATACGCTGGCTGGTTGGAAAAATCCAATATCCAGTCTATTTGAACCAACTGGAACTAAGCCAGAAGTATCTGTAAACGGACTATTTCCATTGACCGCAAGTGCAAAATTATNGACTTTGTATTTTGATGTTGTTTTTATTAGNGCGTTTGCAGTCACAAACTCACCTAAGATACTTGCCTGTGCACTACCCCCTGAGTTTACTAAAAGGTTAGTTTGCCCTGAAACACCTACGTTCAGATAAACACGATTTGAGTTGAACGTCCCATCATATGCAGCAAAGACAGGCTTGACCGATGGAGTAACCAAAGTGCTAACTCTGTATCCAGTAACAAACGTCCCCTCGCTGGCATTATACCAATCGCTGAAGTTCGTGCCTGTCATGGTCACAACGTCAGCGTTGCGTAAAACACTGGTTGCTGCAGTAGGTATGTAGCTTGTAGCAAATGAACCCACTTCAAGTTGTGCAAATTTAACATCACCGCTAACGGTAAATGTGCTTGCGCCGACAGTTGGCGTAAAAGTAAGTGTGCGTCGGCTGGGGAAGTTTCCAGTGCCTACAACAGTTGCGCTGTGCCCACCGCTAATCGTGACAGTCCCTGATCCATAAAACGACAATGTATGCGCCACATTTGTCAGGACAACTATTTGAGTTGCGAGATTTGTTCCGTCAATTAAACTATTAAGAAACAGATTAGTACGAGCTTCTTCAATCAACTGACCGTTGCAAATCAATGTGGAAGGATTAAAATCATAACGAGCAAGATTTGCGTTAACAGTCTCAATTAACCCACTAGGATTAAATCGCGTTGCAGTATTTCCAGCTCGTGCGGTTGCCACACGAGAATCAGTTACGGCGGTTGTAAAATCAAGCGCCAGCCTAGGCAAAACTCTTTCGGTAGCCGTAAGTGAATATGCAGGAGTAATCATGATTGATTCACACTAAGCACAAATGTTTTTTTGATTCCCATCTTACGAAACCAATTCAACATTGGAATTTAATGGCGGTGCTTCTGAAAAAACAATATCAGAGCCAACAATGCTATATGTATTTTGAAATTGATAAATGCCGTTAATAAAGACCAACGCAGGCACAAAGTTAATTACAAAAGTATCCTCAACTCCATCGCCAGTTAGATTCTGAACCAAGCCTCCGCCCTGTATGTCAAAAGCAGACTCAATATTATATACAAGCAAGTTCTTCTTATCCAGAAGCGTCAAGCTATAATCGCCACTGATAAAAACATTTGCTGGAGTGCCGTTACGATAAAAATATCCGCCAGATGTTTTTATTGGCTGAGATGCAGCAATAGTTAATGCGCTATCCCAGTAAACTGGAACAGGATTAGTTTCCGCATCCATAAAAGCCTCGCCTATGAAAACGCTACCATCGTCAACAGGCAAGCCACTACGATCACTAAATACCGGAAACGGAACTTTGATGGTTGGTGCGGACATTAGAACTTAATCCCTTGCGTCTTTGGGCTTATAGCCGAAATTATGTTACAGCGAAAGGTCATTGTGGCATTTCTACTGTTGGTGCTTCATCTGGCTTAGAGCCAACGGCCTCAGTTCCAGCAATTGTCGCGCCTTTAGATATAGCAGAGTTCAACCAATCACGAGCATCCTTCATGTCGATGCCAACTAATTTAGCGTAATCGCGGAACTGCTTGCTGCCAGCCACGCGATTAATATTGCGCTGAAGCGCGTCGCCGGTTGCTGCGCTTACTGTTAAATCGCGGAATGGTTCGCTACTTATCAGGTTATGTAACTTCTGGGCATTTGTCTTGCCGAGGCGCTGTGCAATCTCAGGAGCAGCAGCAGCCAAGCCAGCGCCAACGATAGCGGCACCAGGGCCACCAAGCACACTTCCTATAAGGCCAGCACCAGCAGCGCCACCAGTCGCCATAAGGATTCTACTCAGAAGCCTTTCTGAATTTAGTAGTTGTAGCTGGTTTGAAGCACCAGTGCGCGAAATAGCTTTGTCGGCATCGCTTAGGCGTCGGGAGACAGCATATAGATCAGTCAAAAGCTTACTACCTTCTGGGCCAACCGCATCCGCTAATTGCTTATAAACTGCGCTATTGGCGCGTAGGTCACGATAGATGTTTGCGAAGTTTGGGAAACTAAAGGTCTCGTCAGTTGCCTTTGCTGCTTTGAATAGTGCTGAGGTAAGCACCTTGCCGCGCATATTTTCTGGGATAATCTTGACAAGAGTATTTAGCGTTTGAACGTTACCCTTTGTGCCTTGTGTAATTGCCCGCTGCATTAGCGGCGCAAGGCTTCCAGATAGATTCTTGGTGAAGATCCGCTCCATTTGTTCACGGCCTTCATACATCTGCTTAAACAGAGTGTTTGCTGCACGCTGCTTGTCAGCAATTTCTTTTCCTGCGCTTGCCTCGATAAAATTAATTTGATCGTCAGCTAGGGCTCCGTAAATGTCTTTTAAACGCTTTATGTTGGTATCCGACCAAGGGCCAGTACCATTCTCAAGCGCCTGACCAATCATGTCTCGATATTCATTTAGGGCAGTATATGTTGGATTATCCTTAGAGACAGCAGACCATAGTTTCTTTTCTTCTCCAGAAAGGTTCATAATGCCCTTCTTGCCGCCACCCAAAAGACGAATGCGTTCTTGCAGATAAGATTTAATTTTATCACTATTTACTGTGCCAGCAGCATCAATTGAATCAGTAACTTCATCACGCAATACACCAGCCTTCTTACCGAGGCCCTTTTGAGCATTATCCAGTTGATCGAATACGTCAGCCGACACTTGCGAAATGTCAGTGACAGCATCTAGTTCATCCATTGCCTTATGAGCGCGTTCCGATGCAGCCTGAACAGTCTCATTCCAAGCCTGCTTTGCCTCAGAGCCAATTTGAGCGCGTGTTAAGCCAACGACTTCTTTCAATTGCGAATTGTCGCTAAGAACATCAACTGGTAGTTCAAGGCCAAGGCGATCAGCAGCAGCCTTTGCCTCTGGGTTGGTCTTTGCCATCTCAGCCAATTGAGCTCGTGCCTTTGAAGCGCCAGGCGCACGGCTAACAGCTCTTTGAGCTAAGTCGATCATTTCTTCACTGCCAATCTGAGCAGCTACGTCCTCTACCGCTTCACCAGCGATAGGAGGAGCCATGCCAGCAGTAGGCGGAGCCATGCCAGTAGGCGCACCAGTTGGCATACCAAATTCAGATGGTGAACGAGTAGCTTGTCCACCCACACCAATATCAGGAGCCATGCCTGTAGGAACTTCGCCNGTGACATTAACAAACTCACCTTCAGGTATGCCAGCACCNTCTGGCACGACACCATCTGGAGCAGCGCCNCCTGGCATAAAGCGTCGAGCAGCAGCGCCAACTCCACCTTGCAGCAAGCCACCAGTAGCGCCAGTTTTTAAACGCTCAAGGATGTCGGTTCCTGGTCGGCCTTCACCAATTCCATAAATGGCACCTTCGAGAACATCTTTGGCTAATGGGCCACCTGGAAGAAGGCGCGAAATAGGAGATAAGGTGCTACCAATGGCTTCACCAACAAATCCTGAATATGGGCGTTGCTGTTGAGCAAAGTCTGTAGCCGCTTGCAATTTAGCAGCAGCTTCAGCGTCTACTAAGGACAATGCTTCTTCAGCAAGGTTGCCAGTAAATCCGCGTATTGAACCAGCGCCAATAGCTGAACCCATGCCCATTGTTGGTTCAGCGCCTTCACGGATGCCTGAACGAGCAGGCGTCCATAGAATTGTGCGATCTGGGTCATTCTGAAGCGCCTTTATAGTTTCAGGCGAAAGCGGATCTATTTTTAGTGATTTCGCAAGTTCTTGCAGCTCCTCAATAGATTTATTGCTTTGCCACGCGCCCTGCATAAGACTCGCATTTTCAATATCTTTATCAGTTGCGAATCTATCACCCTCCGCAACTCGCAGAGCAACAACACCTTTCTCGCCATCTTCAGCAGGGGCTTCCAATGACCTTAGGTAGTTTTCGTAAATGTCTGCATCGGCATCATAAATTGGGCTTCCAATCTCAAGTGGATTAAGATTGTTTCTTTGAAGCCTAGCTTCAAAATCACGGCGGACAAGATCATAAGGCCCGCGCAATGTTTTGATGCGCTGATTCATTGCTTCATGAAGTTCTTTACGCTGTTGGTCAGGCAGCGTTCCGCCTTGGTCTAATACACGACCAAATTGACGAATAATTTTCTGAACAATTGGACTTTGGCTTTCAATGCCTTCAATATCTCCAGTTGGAACTGCGCCATCTGGGTCATAGACTTTAATAGCGTTATAGATACGAGCGCGGTCACCTGACGTTGTGTTTGGTTGAGAAATGGCAGATGTAAAAGCTGGCCATGCAGCTTCAAACGTCTGAACGGGTTTGCGACCATAGTATTGGTCTATAATCTTTGTTCCACGCTCAAACGTCTTTGATTCGATATCACGACCTTCACCGCGCCTCGCAAGATCAGCAGCTTCCTGAGCTAATCGTAAGCGTTCTTCTTCTCGTGTCTCACCAGCAACCTTGCGACCTTGTTCAGCGCGACGTTCAGCAGCAGCCTCNNGCGATTCAGCCAAAGTGATAGGCTTAATGCTTCTAATAGGAACCGGCTTGATTGGCTCACCATCAAACTCATCGAAGGGATTTTCTTGAGCCATAATTAATCACCATATCTTTCACGAGAACGACTTACGTCTGGAGCTTTGCCCCAGCCAGGGAAGGTTATATGAATTGTGCCTTTGTTGCTAGGGATAGCCTTGGCACCTGGGTACATTTGCTTAACAGAGGCAATGGCGCTCTGTATAGACATTCCTTTTGGTGGGAAAAAGTCTAATGCGTCACCTATAGGATGCGAACCTGTCTTTGTTTTCGTTAATCCCTGTGCGACCAATGCCTCTTGATGCCTTTGCGTTCTGAATCCACTAGTAGGACGGAACCCAAGCTTACCAAGGTCACCAATCGGGTTTATGTCACTGCCCTTGAAAGTTACCAGACGGTGCTGAACCCGTCTGACCTCCTAGAATCAAAATTGATGGATTAGGATTCTTTGGGGTGCCATATTTTTTATCAAAATCAACGGCCAATTTTGGATCGGCTTTTAGTTTTTCAACCGCACCCATTGGGACTAGAGGCTTGACGTTTATATTTGAGCCGCCCGTTCCTTCTGATTCTGCAACTGCACGATCAATCTCTGATTTTAAATAAAGATTGTCTCCAGCAACAACATAAGGCTCAGTCTGTTTGAATGCTCTGTCATATATTTTTATGCCCTCATCATCCTGAGCAAGCACGGTGACGATTGCGGCCTCTTGAAGCTTTTTATTATCAGGGTATAATTGATACCCCTTCTTCATGTCTTGAAGGATCTTTTGCAGCGTTGGATTGTCTTGCGATGCTTCAATGCGCTGATCTAGAATTGACAGCACTTGCTCTGGCTGATTGTTTCTGTGGGCCATCAAAGCATCAGCCGACACACTTCTAATAGCTGGGCGATCCATATCACCTACAGCCTTTTGTACGCCAGCAAGCTTGGTAAATTCCAACGGGTATTTTTTGTTTAATTCGCGAAACCCTTCTGGTGTTGGGTTATCTACCCAAGATGCTATATCTCCCTGAAGCTGCTTTCCACGTAAAGCTTCTTCACTCTTTAGCCTAGCTTCCTCACGTTGCGCCGCAACCTGCTGCTGCTGTTGGCCTAGCTGGATAGATTTAAAAAACACCTCTGCAGGAGATGGCGTTTTCAGGGTATAATCATAAGGCTGAACCATAAGTTACCTCAATATCCTCTGCCGATTGCCAAACCAGCAAACTGTGCTGGTAGATTCAGTGATTGCTGCCAAGCACTAGCAGAGCCTAGTTTTGCGCCAGCCCGTGCCGCTCCACCTTGAGCTAAAAGGTCTGCAATAGAACCAGCCGATTGCATACCAGCCGTTCCAACGCCAGCAGCCGATTGCTGACCAAGCGAAGTCATGCCGCCAAGTCGTCCGTACTGCTGCTCAAGGAATTGATTTAACAATGCAGGGCGAAATTGAGCCAGTGCGCCTTGTACGTTGCCGCCACGAAGTCCGCCAGTTGCCGAAGCGTTTTGTAGGATAGCTTCTTCTTGTTGCCGTGCCAAAGCTTGAAAGATTGGGCTTTGCTCTTGACCTGCAACATATTCTTGCTGCGCTTCTGGGCCAGCAAGTCCTAGAGCAGCCATCTGCGCTTGCAGAGCAGGGCCACCAGCATCTACATACGGCTGCAACAAGCCACGCATTTCTTCACGAGCGGCTCGTGTTTCAGCGACACCAGCTTGGCTGGCATCATACTGAAGCTGACCAGCGCTCTTTGCCGCTTTAGAGCCAATAGCACTACTAGCTAACTGAGTGCCGCCTACAACAAGCGCTGTTACTGGATTAGGCATCAGACATTTCCTTCATATACTCATCAAGGCTTTCGCCATAAAGTTTTAGCACAACGTGACCTATTTCCATTGCTGCCTGTGTGCCGTGAACCAACTGCACTGTAGCAAGAACAATATCATAATATCCAGCACGCCAAACAAAGCTAGTAGCGCAGGCATTTCCAGATAGCTCAACAGTGTCAGATGCCTTCCACTTCAAGATTGCAGTGCTGACAAGGGGGAGCAGAACTGTGAAATGCGCCTGATAAAACGGATTAGCTGGCAATCCTACTAGCGCAGCCCAGATAGCTGCATCAGCATCGTCGCGATCAATCTTGTCGCCATCAACAATATCATCAAAAAGCTGGACAACTTGCCACAGGTCAATGAGCCATTCAATGGCGTCATCAGGCAAGTCTAGAACCTCAACGAAGTTTCGACGCAACCAGTATTCAGGCGTTCCGCTTTTAAGCATAGTAAGCTTTCTACTATTGAGCCACAGGCTGCTCTTAAAAGCTCTGTGGCAAAACCATAACACAATCAATCTTCAAATTCAAACTCTCGTTCTTCCCACGCTTGACAAGAGCGCAAATCGTGACAAACGAACTCAAACTTATGGCAGTAGCCACGGAATCCAGCGTCAACGTCCCACTCGTTAAATGGAATCTTTTCCATCTTGGCTTGAGTCATCGTGCTGTTGTCGTAATACTCGCAGTTGGAGCAGCGGCGGCGACGGGCTTCGGTCTCATCCACTTGCATAGCCTTACCAAGCGCAATCCAGTATTCAGGATTAGCGCCACGCTCGTTGCTAGGGTTCTCAGGGCCAAGCATCCAATCGTCGATCACAATCTTGGTGTTCTTTTTGTTCTCAGCGGTTGTGATGAATGGCTCGCTTTCACGCAGACCAGCAAAGCCTTCAATAATCATCATTGGCTTTTTCATTATACTATCTCCCGACCTGATGCGCGGATTGTGAGCGAAGTTGCTGCGCTGGCGATTGTTGAAATGAAGTTTCCGGAGTCGAGGACTTGACCGACCAACTCAGGGAATGTGTAGGTTTGATCCGGCGCGATAGAGCGCGTGTCAACGATTAGATTGTTGGCAGCAGCAGTGCCACCGCTTATCACGATATTAACGCTGATAGTTACGTTGCTGCCAGAAGTGTTGGTTGCCGTAAACTTGTCGATAATGGCACGGCAGTTGGTCGCAGTGTATTGCGTTGTCTGAGCGTTCTCAGCTTCTTTTGCTGGAATCAATGCTTTTACGGTTACTGCCATTGTCTTATCCCTAAACGATGCTTGTTATAATACCATCAGTTACAGTGATTGTCTCGCCACTTGCTGCTGTGAACGAACCTGATGCACCTGTATTCTCAAACGCCATTGTGCCTAAACCAGTTACCGCAATAGTAATGGCACCCGCGCCATTCGTTACGGATATATTAGCTCCAGGCGTGAGAACTGCTTTTGTAAGCGTGTTTCCAGTCGTGTTGCCGATTAACAGCTCACCATCAAGATAGCTGCTTTGGCCAGTGCCGCCAGAAAGAACCTCTAGAGGAGCATCAAGGCCAGATATAAGTCCGCCATTGATGTTTACGTTATCCGCATTTTGATATGATATAGTCCCAAGCTCATCTCGCGGTGCTTCAGTTAGAAGCTCTAGTGCATTTGCAATGCTTGCAAGCTGAGCCAGTGCTTCGTTTGCGGAAGCGACAGCATTCCCAGCAGCCGTATTTACTTCGTCAAGCGTAAAGTTGTCAATTGTGCTGACAGTCGAAAACAGCAGCTCAAACTGCTTTATCTGCTCATGGTCTTGCAGAAACGATGCAAGCTGATCGCGGGTAAGGTTGAGCCTCTGAACCATATCAGTAAGCCAATGGCTCTATTTGCGCCTCTAGCCTAGCAAAAGACATATGCGCGTCTGACGTGCCTTGGAATCGCTGTATGCGCCAGTTACGCATCCAACCCTGCTGGAACCATACCAAACGCTTTGCACGCTGCCCTGTCTTGCCAGCATTGATGAACTTCTGTTGGCTGTAGGTCTGTCCGTCTGTGGTGTAGCTAGTGTTTATTGTTGGGTCGATACCATAAGCGGCTGAACCAGTTAGGCCCACTAGCTCAAGATTCTGAATGATTGCGCCACGGCCTTCGTTGTAAACAATTGTCGTGCCAAACTCCCAGCGTACCTTTTGCCCATAATGGCTTGAGATGTTGCTAACCATGTAGCCTACAGATGTATTTGTTGGGTCGCCCACCAGCCACTTGTCATAGCAATACACAAGGTTCTGTGCGCGATACTTCGAGAAGCCATCTACTAAGCTGCTTGTCAGAGTAAACCAAACTGGCTGGCCCAAGTCCTGCGTTGCTGATGCGTCAAATACAATCGTGCGATCGGGCAAGTGAATATACAGATGCTCATGAGCCTTATCGTTACGCGCCTCCAGCTTGACCGTAGACAATTCTGCTTCGGTAAACTGAAGTAGGATTTGGTCTATCTCTTGCGTGCTGATTTTATTCGATTTGGCATTGCCGCCAAGATAAATGCCTGGAGCTTCATTAAAGCCGCTACCAAGGAATGCGATGCTTTCCAGATAGACGCAGCAAGCATGAGTGCCAACAACGCCCTTTTCAATCTGTGCGCCTTCGATGCGCTGGAATGGGAATAGGTCACCGCCTACGTTGTCATAGACTTCTATGGTGTTCCGGTTCAGCGCGTAAATCTCATTGCGTAGCTTGAGCAATGCGACAACAGGGTCTGGGTCAATTTCNGACGAACCATACTTTAGCGGATTAACCTGCGTCGGGTCNCTTAGTTCCGTAACNANNAGAAACTCNCCGTCNGTGGTCATGAAGTAACCATCTACCCANACCACNTCCAGAACGATGCCAAGGTCAGGGTCGGTGACTTGAACAAGGCCAAGGCTAGGTGACCAGTAAAACAGGTCTTCATTCGACGCGATAGCCAAGCGGTCAAAGCTGTAATCCATCGTAACTAGCTGACCGTTGTTACCAACATCACCAATCACCGTCACAACGCCTGTGCTGGACACTGTGACGAGCTTAGAACCCATCACGCGATAGCAGACGCCATTCCAGTTAATGCCACCACGATCAATGCCAGGGCCAGTGCCGTTAGCTACCAAGCCATCAGCGGGACGCAAGAAGCCCTGACTTATGCCGTTATTCTTCGGCACTGGAATCATGTTGACAGGATAAGACGTGCGAAAGTCCGGCCCGTTGTCCGTGTAGATGCCACTAAGGATTGGAATCTGTGTCATTTACCACTTAACCTTATCAGCCCAAAACGCCGCGCTCATTTTGCCCTTAGCTATATTCTTTGCGTGTCTAGCCTTGAATGATGCGCGGCGCTTCTTGTTGGATTCGCTTTCACCCTTACTGGATGGTGAACCCATAACACCCTGCTGCCCAAAACGGATTGTCCTGATCTTGTCACCTTCTTTAGCAACAACAACGTGCGACTTCTTCGGATGCGATGGTGTGCGCTTTGGTTTGTTATAACCAGCGACACCAGCACGAGTAAGACGCGAATCCTTTTTCACTTGAACAGCTTACTTCTTTTTCTTCTTGGCTTTGGTCATCATCATTGACTTGCCAGCTTTAGCAACAGCCTTCTTCGCCATTCCCATACCCTTTGAGCCATAGCTCATCTTTCCGCTACCCATTTTCATACCAATTCTCCAATTAGAAAGTTACATGAAGCTTGAATGCTTCAAGCCGCATGAGGTTATTCGCAGTCGCTGGCTTTACCGTGATTGCAAATGTCTGATCCTGTGTAGCATCGACGTTCAGGAATACGTTTGCACCAGTCGATAGACCATGACCTACCGCAGTTGCTGAGTTGCTGACGACTTGCGAGCTGCCACGATTGCACATTAGCTTCTGAACGCACGCACTGGTGCTGTTAGCCGCAGCAGCAGCCAAGAGAACGCCGCCACCATATGTCATGCCCAAGGTTTTAACCGTGGAGTTATTAGTCAACGTGAACAGAGCGTCAATCTCCATGCCGCCACCAACGCCCATCGACCAACCAGGGACTGTGACGGATGCTACAGTGACTTCGGTGTCAGCTACCGCAACAACTGCTACGCCATACCAAACGAGAGCAGTTTGTGTCCCAGACTGCGAACCGCTGGTGGTGACTGCTGCGCCGCCTGCTGATGTAGACACGGTGAAGGTGTTGGCTGAAAGCACTTCCTTGACATAGTATGTGGTGTCGATAGCCAATCCGGTAGGCAATGCACCCGTAGTGGTAAAGCGAATGGTGTCATTCACCGACAGGCCATGTGCTGTCCAAGTGACTACGCCAGGTGCAGCAATGGTAATTGTTACGGTTGACGAAACGTAAGGTAGGTCAATGGTTACCTCATCAGTATCTGTATCAGCGTCTAAAACTTCATAAAAGCCTGTGGTCGCCGTTCCACCTGTCCAAGTGATATACAGGCTTGCGCCTTGCGAAACTGCATTGGTGAGGCCATGAACGCCAGCACTTACCAATTTAACATCACCTGCGTTATCCGCATAGGTGAGCGTCACAAAGGTCGAGGCTGGCTCGACTAAAGCAACAGGCTCAAGATTGCCGATTGTCAAAGGCGGAAAGTCACGCAGCGTTGGTTGAGCGCCTACGTCATATTGTGCTGTTGACTGAAGTCCGCTGGTGATAC